TCGAATGTATTCATATTATTCTCCTGTTATATTTTAATCTTCTTTATCTTAATTATATTTTTGGTAGGTATAACTGTGTGTCCACCACCTTGTTTTATCACTCCGCTATCTTCAAATATAAAATCTGCCATGATAACTGTAGTCTTCTCATTCTGTTCTACTAACCAACCAAAACTACAACATACAGCTGTCTTCGCTTTTTTTATATCTGGTATATCAGACCATTCACATGATCCAACAATATCTTCCCAGTATGCTAAAACTAGATCGTAGGGAAAATTTTTTTTATTTATTTCTGGAAGTTTTCTTTTTGACACTTTTTAATTTACCAGAATTTTCCATAGCATAAAATATGGCTTCACCTTTTTTCTTGCCATATTGTTTTACCATAGATGTTTTAATTTTTTTACCTTTTTTATTTAGTGGCATTAATATCCAAATTTATTATCAGATACTTCAAATGTATTTTGAAGTGTAGAGTTAAATCTATTTGCAAACTTAGGATGTGTTGGTCTACTCATACATCCATATCTCAATGCATCATATGCATGATCTTCTGCGTTAGTATCTACATCCTCTGGATTCTTATCATCTGTTGGTAGTGTAGATAAAGTTCTTATTAAATTTTTACAGTTAGAGAATATTCTTATACCTGGTTCTTTGTCTATAACTCTTAATCTTTTATGTATCTCTAACTTTCCGTTAATTCTACTTTTAGGTGATCTATCTGATGGTCGCCATCTACATCCATTCTGTATCATTGTCTCTGCAATACTTGGACCTACATCACCTCTCTTTGCCCATGTGCTAACATCTAATACACCATAGTGAATATATTCATTCTGTTCTAAGTTTATTACTTGTCTTGCGAAAACATCTGCTGTAATCTTTTTAGTATATAATTCTCTATAAATCCATATATTATTATTGTAATCAATAGCGAACCATAGAACACAAGCAGGAGAAGAATAACCCCAGTCAGCAGCACGAAATTTATACCAGCCTCTAGGTATCTCAAAAGGTTCAACAACATGTGTTACTTTACTAAATTCTGGAAATGCAGAATCCTCATATGCATCCCAATCTCCATCTAAAAACTGTTTACGTTGTACTTCAGGCAAAGATGCAAGCATGATATAATAATCATCAGTCTGCATCAGATAAGGATTATCCTGCAACTTAGCAGGTATGAATCTTCTCGTTATATACTTTGTTCCATTGGGCGTATCTATCCCCACATCAAACGCAGTATTTGGTTCACTAGGTTCTACGAACATCTCTCGCACCCATTGTGATCCTACGTTACCTGGATTACCTGTTGCTCTCATATAGACAGGTATCTCCTTATCAACGGATCTTAAAGAAGATCTTAAAAAATTATATATATCTGGCGAAGGATATTGTGGAAGTTCGTCTATTCCTATCCATGTGTAAGACTGACCTTGGTATCTTAACGCATCCGTCATGTTTTCTGCGTAGCCAAACTCTATCTTTGCCCCCGAAGGGAATCGCCATTCTTTTTCTTGTTCTCTCCATTTTGCACCAGGAAATGCTTTCGAGTATAATAGTTGAGACTTCTGTATCAAGTCTCTTAACTCTGGCATTGTCCTCCTCACCAACAGTGCTCGGTGATTTGCCTTTGAGCAGTAACGAAGTGGATCGACTAGCATCGCATATGATTTACCACCACCTCTTGCTCCGCCATAAAATACCTCTCTCTCAGAGGATGCAAGAAATTCTGTCTGTGGACCAGAGTTAGGTCTAAAGATAACTTCTTGGTTATTTATATGCTCTTTTACATTCTTAGGAGCACTGTCTATTATGTCCTCGGTAAGTAGCTGTGTGTCTTTTCCTGTTAATGCTTTATCAATAGTTAACAGTTTACTTTTCGTATTTTCTGCAGACATCTTAGCAGAACGTAATGTTTGTTCTGCCTTTGCAACTTTCTTACGAGTGCGAGCTAGAATCTGTTTGACTGACTTCTTGGCTTTCTGTTGAACTACTTTCTTCGGTTTCGGTGGTGCTATTTCGTTCAAGTCTTTTTTTAAGTCCGACATGTGATATGTATCTTCCTGTTTTTCTGTGTAGCCATTGAGCCGTCTCTCTTAGAGAACAAGTCTTAGAGTACGTCTCTGCCTGTCTAAGAGCATCTAATTCTTCCTTGATAGGTTCTATATAATCTGGATCACTTGATTGTTTAAAACCAAATGGAACTACTCTAGCTCTCTTTTTTATCTTTATTGGTTCCATCTTTTGGTGGTAGTATAAATATTCCATGCATAGCTTTCATATTTATATCTAGCTGATCCTTCTTTGTTATACCAACCCTATCTAAAACTGAGTTAGCGGCTGCTAGACGAATACCTGCCTGTGGTGTAGTGCCGTCTTCATCTAGTAAGGTGGTTAACCTAGTAGCCGCTTTAGCAGAGTGCGTTGATAAGTGGGTTTCCGCCAACTCTGTGATTTCTTTTTTGAGATTACGAACAACTTTAGGATAACTGTGATCAGAATATCCAGCTATTCTCGCTGCCTCTCTTGGATTTCCCTGTGCCTCTCCGAACAATACGTCTAGAAACTTTTCCTGCATATCGGTCAAGTTTCTTTTTTGAGTCTTTGTTATAGAAGAATCCATTGTTTGCATTTATAATCTCCATTAATTCTTTAAATGGAAGTTTCTTAACCAATGAAGATATCTGAATCATCGGCTTTAGCCTCCATCATACTTGGTTGTTCCATTCTTTGCATAGGAACCATTGGCATTACAGGTCTAGCATCTGGAACATAGTCTATTTTAGGTTCTACTTCCATTCTAGGTTTGAATCTAGGTGCTTTCTTCTGCATTTTCTCAAGAAAATTCTCAGCATCTAGGGGTTCGTTCTGACCTGGTACGTCAATATTAGCAAATTCCACAGATTTTACCTCATTAGAGACTGGCATGTTAACTCCTTTCTCCATTAGTTTAAAGAAATTAGTCTCTTTCTCTGCCTTAGGTGTAGTTGTACCTTTGACAGGGAATACTCCTTGTCCTGTTCTGAGATAACTGGGTATGTTTGCTTCAAATTTCATAGTTATTTAATTATTCGTGATGACCTCTTTTTGCCTACTGGCTATCGTATGTGTCTGTGTGTCCTTTGAATAATATATAAGTTCTATTATAAGGGCGAATATCAATTTTGTCAAGTTTTATTTTTAAATAATTTAGACTGCGACACTATAGACATAGACAAAATTGAACGTGAGGTGTATAATGTTCATAGGAACCCCCCAGGGAGCCTATATATATATCATAGGCATATATTTACAAGTGGGTATATAGGGTATTCCTAGGAATATTGTCGGAATATATAGCCCTGAAATATAGCCCCGAGTGTAGTTAACATAGACTTTGGGGATTTTCTGGCTTCCGTATATATAGTATATAGGACTACCCCCCTGGCACACGCATAGGGTGTACCCAAGAAAATTTTGTTTAGTACCTATGGGAAAATATGAGGGTCGCTGTGCGACTCCTTATTGACCTTGAGAGCCTTTAGTCCTTTTTTGGGGGTTGTAGGGGGTGAAACCCCATGCCAAATTTTAAAATTTTTATTATTATAAATTAGTTAACGCCTAGAAACACCAAGGGGATCTCTGGTTTTTGTACCTAGAAACCCCCTGTTAACTATTTGGTATTATTTGAAGTTGCTTACGTATTTATGAAAATCACCTGTAGTAATATCAAATTCCTCGTTGTTGATTACAGGAAAAAATCTTAGCTTAGCCTTGGTTTTGGATTTCATGTATTCCTTGAAATTCTGATCTTCGAACTTCTGAAGAATATACAAATGTAAATCCAATAATCCCTTTTGGGCAATCGGTGAGTTATTTTTAGAAAGTAAATCTATAAACTTCTCGGCTGAAGTTTTAATCTGATTAACTTCATTCAATAACCTTTGATCTGGATTACCGCCTTTTCCTTGCTCCGATTTAGCAACATTAGTTAAATGATGGGTTGTGCCTAAAATACCCTTTTCTAGATCATTAACTTTTGCCATAGCTTTATACAATGGGCTTTCAACAGCATTAGCTACATTTTCTGAGGCTATTTTTTTTGGCATAAAATATTGCTTAACAAATTCAACAATACCACGATCGCCCCTAAAAGTGCAATAATAATCCTTGCCCTTCTCAGTTTTCAAAAAGAAGTTTTGGAATAAACCCTCTTTAAAAACTCTTTCACTTTCAACTTCGGTAGCTGTAGCTGA